GACTGCACGGAGACCGATGTGTCCACCGGGCCGTGGTCGTGTATCCACTGGACCAAGTTCGCCCCCAGAGCCCTGAGCTCGGTCTGAATGACGTCGTCCACGGCCTTCGGATTGGCCCTCCACAGCGAGCCCTGGAACTTGAAATCCATTCCAGTTATGGCACCCGTGTTGAAATTCAGTTCAGGCATCAGCCCCAAGTCTCCCCGGTGGGGGCCACTGGAAACCTCCACTCCTTGACTGCCGCGTTCTGGGAGGCCGACTTCACGCCGCCGCCTATGGTCTCATACAAGACACCGTTGACGGCGATGGCCCGAACCTGCAGCAGGAGGGCCCTGTCCACCTCGCCCCGCTCCACTATCACCAGGGTCTGGACCTGCTCTATCTCGGCGTCCTCGAGGGTCCATCCGCCGTCCACGGGCTCCGCCTGCAGCGCCACGTAGCCTCTGTCGGAGTCGTGCGTCAGGAGCACCAAGACCGCGGACGAACCGACGCCGAGGCGCCGCATCAGGTCCAGATGCTTGGCTATGCTCTCTTCCATTCTCATGTCACTCACCCTTCTCCCTGTGCCACCACGGGGTCCGAAAGTTCGGGCTGTCCAGGACCCCGTGATAGGTGTCTTGGAATCCGTAGTCGCCGAGCGCTCTGACCACCAAGTAGTGCGAGAACTCGTGAACGGCCGTGTCGAAGTCCTCGTACATGTCGCCGGTCGCTTGCATCTTTATCTCGCAGTCGCGGCTGCTGCCGGGCCAGCACTCGGTGACTCCGGCGAGCGGGACGCCGCTCAGCGCGAACTCCGGGGCTCTTATGACCACGGGCTTGGGCTGCACCAGCACCTTGGAGGGGAACTCCACGGCCACCACCTCCCGGGCCTTGCTCGGCTTGACCATGACAACCTCGAACTTGGCCTCGTCGAAGGCGCACACTAGCACCGAGCTCAGCTTCTCCACCGGGTCGCGCCCCGCTACCTTGCATTCCCGCTGAGGCGGGACGGTCCAGGACTTCACCGCGAGCTTGCCTGATGGAGTCTGAGACGACAAGGGCACTGCGCAGGCCACCAACAATGACAGAAGAAGGCTTATTCTCATTTTATGAAGGCACCCCCGAACCTGCTGGCCATGTCCAGGCAGTGCCTGTGTATGGCCTCGAAGTCGTAAGTGTTCCCGCCGCGGTTCATGCTGTGGAGGTCGTAGGCCTTGGCGGCCTTGGCTTTCCAGCAATCGTGAGCCGCGTCCTCTAGAGCCCAGACGTCGCCGCACTTCCCGTCGTCGGCCCACAGGACCTCTCCGTCGGAGATGGCTTGGCTCGAGGAAGCGTCGTTCCCTAGGGCCTCCCCGTCCTCGACGGTGAGCACCCTGCGGATGGCTGCAGCCCAGTCTGGCTCCTCTGTGCCGGAGACTCCGGTAGACAGGCACACGAACTGCCTGCCGATCCTGTTGTCGTTGGTGGGTATGACCCTGTCGCCGACGTCGTAGTGCGTCTCGGTGTCCCACACTTCGAGCCTGAGGTTGTCGTTGAGTATTATGCCAACCTCACCAGAGGTGAGCGGCACGGGCTCCATGTCGGTGGAGGCCTTCAGGGCCAACCAAGCTCTTGCGTCCACCTCTAGGTCTATTATCGGCATTTCTGACCTCCTAGCAAAGTCCCAATTCTTTGGCTTGAGCCCACGGCATCGTGCACCCCTTGGCCACCAGCAGAGTCTTCGGGCGGGGGTCGAGCGGACCGACCACCACCCCGTCCTTGGTCTTGTAGAGCCTTTCGGTGGCTATGAACACGTTGGTCCGCTTCTTGGTCGCGGGGTCTGGGCCAGTCTGGCCCTCTGACACTATCCTTCCGTCCGGGAGCAGCACGTCTGCCCGCCCGTCGAAAGCCGTGTACCTGGTCAGCCCGTACTTGTCGAAGAACAGCGGGAGCGCTTGGCGCGCTCTGGCCCTGTACTTGGCGTAGCTGCTGTGCACGAGTGAGTGGTCGAACTGCATCTGCTCTATGTTGGCTCCAGGCACGAAGGCCACGTCCCACCCGGCCTTCCTTACTTGGTCGTAGAACTCGAAGTGATCCCCGCCGATCTTGTACCTCTCATCCCACTTCACCAAGCTGCGCTCGAACACCTTGCGCCGCACCACGCAGTAGTTGACCGCTATGTCGCAACGCCTGAACTCCACCCCGTCCGGCGTGACCTCCGCGACGGAGTTGTCCTCGGTGAGCTGCACCTCCGTTATGGTCGAACCTTCTCGCAGAATGAAGCCCTCGTAGGGGCTGTCCCCCACTCTGCCGGCAGCCACCCCAATCTCGGGGTTGTGCCTGAGGACGGACATCATCTTCCGTACGCCGCTCTTGACGCCCCTCTGCCCGAAGTCGAAGTCGTCGCTGGCTATGAGCATGAACTCCCTGTCGAGCAGCCTGACAGCCTCGTTGGACTTGGCGCAGAACCCACTGTCGAACGGCAGCCACTGGCACACGTGCCCCGCCCGGCGCATCTCCGAGTACCTGGTTACCTTCTTCTTGGACTCGTAGCCGTCGTCTACCACTATGATCTTGGCTCCGGGGAGGCACTCTGGGATGGCCTCAGCCGTCTTGAAGAGCATCCCGTCCCTGAGGAAGGTCTTGACCATCACCGAAAGCCCGGAGAACTCGCCCTCGAGGGGCTCCAGGGGCGCGGACGGCTCGTGGAACTCGAGGTGCATCAGCTCCATCTCCTCTGGGGACAGCTCGCCCGCCGATATGACGTCGTTGTTGGCCCTCGGGCCCTCGCTCCCGGACAGGGCGTTCCTGTTGCCGTCGCTCTTGACCACCACGTACCTGTAGTCGGGGTAGCACTTGAGGCCGGCTCCGTAGATTGTGTTGCCGACGTGCCTGTCCTCGGCCACGTCGTACGGGACGGTGAAGGCGACCAGCGCTACCGCTCGGTTGCTCAGCCAGTAGGAGAACCCGGACGCGTAGGGGTAGGGCTTGTCGCCGCTCGGCCCCCGCAGCCTTCCCGAGTAGTCCCTGCCCTCGAAGCCGCACGCGAGCAGCCTGTCTGGCCTCAGGTAGGTGTCGTCGTCCATCTTGAAGACGTAGTCGTACTCTTGCTCCAGAGCCCACTGGCAGACCGCCCTTACCTTGTGCGGCAGCCCCTCGTACGAGTCGTCGGCCCCGACCACCACCTCATCGTCGCGCTCGGGCTCCTCCCTCTTGACGCCCCGCCCCACGAAGAAGAGCACGTCCATCCCGAGGGCCTTGGCCTCCGGGACCCACGTCCGCCTCTGCGCGTCGGCCCTGTCTCTGTGCCTGTGGCACGTCACCACGGCCACCAGAATCTTTGGCTTTGAACTCAAATGGAGCGCTCCTTTCGCCGCAGGCTGAAAAAATGGGGCTGGGCCTCAGCGCGCCCAGCCCCCAGTCAGTCACTCCGCGGTCAGCGGCTGCTTACGATCCGCCGGACACCGTCTCGAACTGGCAGAACGCCTTGGCTCGGATGACTCCGAAGGCCGCCCGCATCTCCCCGAGCACCGCAACGAGGTTTCTGGTGAAGAAGTCGTTGTGGCTGTTGCTCATGCTGATCTGCGACTGCTGGCGATCCCAGAGGATGGCGCTCTTGAAGTTGCCCACGAGAGCCTCTCCCTGGGTGCATCCCTCAGACTCGACCACCGGAAGCCCCCACAGCGTCTTTTGACCCATCGCCGTCGGTCCGCCGAAGTAGTACCGGTTGTTGCTGTCCACCGACAGGTCGATCGCTTCCCAGTCCAGCGGATGCATCAAGAAGGCCGTGGGCTGGGTGCGCCCGTAGAGGCTGACCAACGTCCGCGCCTTTCTGGCAGTCTTCAGAGCATCGGTCGAGAACGACTGGAAATTGATCCCGCTCGTGTTGAAGATGCCAGTGAAGTTCTCGCCGGAGCCGTTGCCCTGAAGGATCTGGTCCTCGAGCTCCTCTTGGATCCCGTAGAGCAAGAAGTTGTCGATGTAGGTTCGCAGTTGGCCGGCGTCCGCCAAGGCCCGGTTGGTCACTGGAATCCAGTGCGCCAGGGTCTTGACGTTCTCCGCCACCCGCTCGAAGGCCATCGCCGACTCGGGCTTGCGTCCCGACGCGTCGCCGTCTGTGGTGTTCGCGGCCTCAGCCACCATCCCGGCTTGGTTGGTCACGCCGGTGATGCGGACGTACTCCACCGTGTCTCCAGACGTGTCGCCGATGGTGATGAGGTCACGCACCGTCAGCGGCCGCTGGTAGAACTGGTCCACGATGGGCTTGAAGTCCGGGAAGACCAGGGCGCCGCCGGAGGTGGAGATCGCCGACACGTCCTCGCCGCTCGCGCCGGTGACCAGGGTCTTGAGGAAGCTCTTGACCTCGACCACGGGCGAGTCGATCTTCTTGCCCTTGCCGGGGACGTTTCCGCCCTCGAACTTGCTGAGCCACGCCTTGAGCTCAGAGTTGTCCATGAACACGTTGCCCAGGGACTTGATGCGCCCCATGGTGGCCGCCATGATCTCCTGGCCCTCGCCGTGCCCGTGCCCGTTGCTGATCTCGCTCGAGGCCTTCTCGCGGGCGCTGATCTCGATCTGGATGCCGAGCATGGACTTCAGCTCGGCGGCCTCCTGAGCCAGCCCGTCGGTCTCTGACTTGATCCTGTTGACCTCGCTTATCTCGTCCGAGGTCTCCGTTCGGCCTGCCTTATCGGCGCCGTCGAAGATGGCCTTGACCTTGAGATCGTTGGCCTTGATGGTGTCGGTAAGCTCCTTGAGCTTGGCCCGACGCTTGTTGTTGTCAGCCATAGCTGTTCCACCTCCTGGTGTGCGGTTGTGGCTAGGCCTGCTCTTCGGGGAGCTCCAGGTCTCTAAGGATGGACTCCGCGTTGTGCTGGCTTCGCATGTACTCCGACCTCGTCGCTTCGCTCTCCGCCTTAGACACGCTCGGACGCATGCCGTCGAGCATGGTCCTCCCCTTCTTCACGTGCTCCTCCAGTGTGGAGAAGTGGGTGTCGAAGCGGTCGTAGTTCTTCTGGGAGAGCTCGCGACCCGCCTTGGTTCTGGCCTCCCCGTTGGCGGCCAGGCGCTTCTCTGCGCTCTCGCAGGCGGATACCACCAGTGCGAGGTGATCGTCGATGTCCACGCCCCTCGTGGACTCGAAGAAGTCTTCGGTCCTCGGATCCGCCAAGGCCCTCAGGTAGAACCTCGCGTCCGAGCGCTCGTAGTCCGACTCCAGGTAGTCCGCCACCTGGCTGTCGACCGTCTCCTGCAGGCGCGCGGCGTACTCCGCCGTCGCCTCCTTTATCTTGGCGGACGCGTCGAACTCAGTGCCTGCGAGCTTGGCCGTGATCTGAGCGTTGACCAGCTTGGCCACCACGTCGCAGTAGGTATTCCAAAGCTCATACACTCTAAACTGCTTCTCGGTCAGCGCGTCCTCGAACATGCCCTTGATGGTCACCGGCACTGTGTCCGTCATCCGCTCGAGCACCTTGCGGTCCACGCCTAGGATGCGGCAGAACGCCTTCAGCTCGGGCCTGCGAATCTTGGACTCTCCCGAGAGGACGGACTTCACCCTGTCGACGTCCACGAGAGCCTCGCGGGCCATGCTCTTTATGATGGCTTCCTGGTCCGCGCCGTCCTCGACCAGGTCCTCGATCTTTTGCATCAGCCGCTCGCCGAGCGACTTGCTGGCAGGCTCGGCCACCTTGATCTTGAGCTGCTTCGCGGCCGCCACCAGCTTGCTACGTATCCTCGCCTTGGTGGCCTCATCCCTCGTGGTGTCTCCGGAGAGCCTGCTCAGCCCGTCTATGACGTGCGCTCTGTCGGGAGCTCCGTCCGCGCCCTTGTAGGGGTAATGCCTCGAGCTGCGCGGGGTAGTCTTACCTTCGCTGTCCTTCTTCCCACCAGGCTCGATGTAGGCGAAGCTGGAGTCGGGTAACTCGTTCTTGAGCTTGGTGCTCCAGACGGCCTTCAATGCGGGCTCGCGGTCGTCGGAGGCCTCCTCCAGCTCATCTCCGTAGGCCTTTATGCTCAGGGCGGAAGTCCGTGGCTCTATCGGCACCGGCGAAAGGCTAACCTCGACCGCCGGGAAGGCCGTGAACTCGAACACGTCATCGCCGTGAGCCTTGCGCTCGACCAGGTGCGGCGCCGAGCCTATCGACCAGCCCAGCTGGCCGGCTTTGGCTAGCTTCTTCACCATTCCGATGTACTTCTTACGCTTGGCGATCTGGGCCTTCCCCCACTTGACCACCTCAGGGTCCTCGTCGGAGAAGTCCACTTCGGCCCAGAGACCCTCGTCCAGCGCCTTGATGGTAGCGTTGCCGAGCTTGGTCTTGCCCAGCTCAGGGTCAAGCCCGTGATGGTACAAGACCCTCGGCCGAGCACCCTCGTCCAAGTAGAAGTCGGTGGCCTTGGTGAAGAACTCCTTCTCCAGGTCAGGGTCCTTCTTCGTGGTGAACAAAGCTATGAATCCACCGATGACGTTGTCGCTGAGGGCCTTTATGGCTCCTCCGTAAAACACCACCTCTACGCCCGCATCATCAACTATTTTGCGCATCTCTAGAACCTCTCCTATGGGTGCGAATCGCCACCCGGTGTAATCTTACCACAAGCTGCTTGGTCCGCGAACCCCGTTTCGCTAGAGTGCTGGGTCCTCTTCTGCGTCCACGGACTTGTAAGCCTTACCCTTGCCGCCCAATATCGGTCCCCTGTCTGGGCGCGGGCTGGTTCTCTGGTTCCCTTGAACGGTCTGGTCCCTCGGCGGAAGCGTGGTCGGCGTCTTGCTGCCGGTGTCGTTCCCCGACGGAGCTATGTTGGCCACCTGCGCTGGGTCTCTGAAGCTGTCCGAGCCTTCTCCCAGCGAAGTGGGGACCGCCGAGATCCACTCGACGAATATCTTGTCCTCCTCCTGCGCCTCCTGCCCGGTGGCCACTAGGGCGGCGTACCTCGATGCTATGCCGTCCCTGAACGCTCTTCCCCAGTACTCGAAGAGCTTGGCCCTTGTCTCCAGCATGGCCGGGACCTCGGAGTAATCGTACTCCAGCGCAGCCCCCTCCTTGTCGATGAACTCCTCGAGGAGCTGCCTCGTGAACTCCTCCGCTATGTAGGTGTGCAGCGGGATCAGGTACGACTCGTAGGCGTCTCGCCTAGCCTCCACATACGTGGAGAAGATGGACTTGTCCACTACGAACCCGAGCACCGAGGCGTTCGGGCCGATGACCGCGGCCACCCGCTCCTCCGGTATCTCGGCCATCTCCTTGAGGGCCATCTCGGCCGGACGGACCCCGAGCTGATCTATCCTTATGGCCCTGCCGGCGACTATGGGCTTGCCTCTGTCCTGGCGGGTCCTTATCTCGAGCTCGCTCTTTATCTTGTCCGCGGCCTTCTCGTTTATGGAGTTGCCTGACTCCCTGGGAGAGATGACGAACGGTATCAGCCCGAGGTTGCCGAGGGCCGTAGCCGAAAAGTGCGCCCGCTGCTCGTCGGTGTATATCTCAGCCATCAAGGACGCCAGCCTGTTTATCCCCCTGCGCGGGTTCCTCGGGTCTATGCCATCCCTGAGGTGGATGACGTCGTCCTTCTCTACCTTGTACCATTGGCCGTACCTCTTCACCTCGTAGAAGGAGATGAACTCGCTCCCAGGCCCCGTCTTGGCCGGCTCGGGCGTCCTGTTCGGCGAGGGCACCCGGTCGCCCGGCCACCTCGGGCGTATGGTGAAGTGCGGCTCGTACCACAAGTTGAAGACCTGGCCATCTCCGTCCCGCAGCTTTATTATGTAGGCTTCGCCGGCCAGCATCCAGCTGATGCCGATGGCCTGCAGGAGGTTCTTGCCACTGTAGAAGTCGTTGGGGCGCTTTATCAAGCCGACGACCTCGTGCCTGGCGAGCCTCTTGGTGACGAGGCCGTTCCTGTCGCGCTCCACGTACTTGAGTGGCGCCTCCGCCACCACCCTGCAGAGCCAGCTGATGGCCGCCATGATGAGCGGCGAGTTGAGCGGGTCCCCCACCTCATGCGCGTACTTGATTCTGTCGTGCCTGTTGGACGCGGAGCCGAAGGCTGGCCAGGACCCCTCGGTCCCGTCCTCCCATCCAAGCCAAGTTATGGCCTTGATTACGGCCTTCTGAGCCCAG